TCTGTATTACAGTAGTAGTATCCTTTTTTAGGGGACTTCTTGCCCATTACAAACTATTCAGAGTTATTATTATTTAGTAAACCATCTTTTATCATTTTTGACAACTCACTTGTAGAACCTACAAATAAAGCATTGTTAGTGACTGTATTTTGTTGTTTGGGATTATCTTCATCTATCTCTTTTAATTTTTTATGTAAGTCTGCTAACTTATCGGTTGTATCTGCAACAGATTTGATTAATTGTCCTGCAACTTCATACGCTCTTGGACTTGCTGTTTCACCAGCAACTTCCATAATACCATTAATTGCCTCTTGCCCCTTTTCAATTAAAGAGTAGAGATTACCACGAGTATAATCATAATCCTTACTAACGTCGTCAGTAAGTTTCTGTAAGTTATTTTTCCGATTATCTTCTTTTGTAATTGCATCTACTTCAACGGAATCTGTATTAAACGTATCATTAAGTGAATCGTATGAGTTTTTCATAATTATAGATCCTGATTTCGAGCAGGATTATATTCTTTACCATCACCAAAGAAAGTGCTTGTTTCAGTAAAACCAAAATCATCACCTGGTTCAATAAATGGTGTGTCATCAGTATCTATAACATTATCTTCATTATAATCCTTTTTAGGTTTAGGAACAACTGTATATCTCTGTTCTCTTTTCGCTGTTCTTGGATTTGAATCTGAATAGTAATCGACCTGAACTTTGCGTATAAGTCCTTCTGGTGTTTTTGCAATATGACCAAACATGAAAGTCTTTGCAGTAAATGATAAAGTGTATATTAATGCTCTTCGAGTTGAAAAATCTCCCTCATAATCATCTTGTTGACTTATATTATTCAATATCATAGGAATATCTCTTTTCTCTCCAATTGATTTTACTAGATCAATTGATAAATTAAATCCTGGTTGAAAGAATGGAAGTATTTGCTCTAATATCTGTAATCCATCATCCTGCAATTTGACAAGAATATTCAGTTCAAATCCTAAATTATAAGGAACAGGCATAAAAACTTTTGTCAGTTTATTATCGTTCTCTTTATTTGGTGCCTTAAATGTTTGTGTAATACCTGCCTTTCTTGAAGAATCATAAGAAATATTTGTAATTTCAAATGACATTCTAGGTAGAGTAATTTGTGTTGCTTTATTTAATTCTGCTTGTTGTGTAATTCTTGCTAAAAACTTTTGTCTCGGACCATAAGCAACAGGAACTTTGATATCTGATATATCATTACCTGCTTGGTCTTGATGCCTTACATGAATATCATTAAACAGTGTGCCAAATGCAATAACTGTTTTTCTTATAATTTCGTGATAAAAATAATTTCCTAACATTAGTATGTACCAAATGGATTAGATTCTGTAAAATCTAAAATAGAATCTGCCTCTGACTCAAATATGTCACCTTCATTATATTTATCGGTGGTATTATCCTCATCAAATACTGAAACACTAAACAAAGCACCAGATGAAAGTCCTTTTACATCTTCACCAGCAAAGAATCCCGTAATAGTATCTCCAATAGATACATTAGAGATTGATAATATACCTGTATCAGAATCCCAATTCTTAACTCTTGCTTGAGTTCCTGAACGCATGCCCTGAACAATTTCATTAAATTCAAACGTACCGATACCGCTAGATGTCTCTGGATCAGCGATTGTAACTGTTGGTTGTAATGTAAATCCTCTTCCTGAATTTTGAATAAAGATTGATTTAACTTCATTGAATCCAGAGTTAATATCAACACCAATAGATGCAATACCTACTGCCTTATCTGCTGCTGTTCCACCCGCAGGATTTGATATCGTTACGACTGGCACAGTTCCAAATCCAACACCTCCATCATCTATCACAAATCTTACAACACCCTGAGCACCAGATGTGTCAACAGAACATGTTGCAGCAGCACCAGTGCCACCACCACCAGAGAATGAAATAGTAGGTGTTGTTGTATATCCAAATCCAGCATTTGTCATCAATATTTTTTCAATTGATCTTATCCCTGCTCTTTCAACAGTAAACGCCACTGCAGTCGCATTTGCTAATGGATTACCATCTGGTGAAGGAGTAATTGATACTGTTGGAGTTCCTGTAAAACCAGAACCATCATTGTTTAAGAATATTTCACGAATATAACCAGTGCCACGTATTGCTGTTGCAGTTGCTGTTCGTCCAACTCCCACTAATTTTAGTGTAGCAATATATCCTTCTTCCTGAACCTGAGTATCGATAGCGTCAATAGAAGTATCAATAACTTCATCCTCATACTCAAATAACTCGCATTTAAGTTTATAGACATAATTTTTACCTAATTGATAGAATGGTTCTTCATGCTCTACAAATTTTACCTCAAATAATCTTTGCCCTAACGGAAAAAATATTAGATCTCCCTCTCTTGGTCTTGATGCGAGATTAATATCATCAGATGCACTCATAAAAGGTGCAATAAAATCTTCAAATCTTTCTTTTGATATTGTTAATTCAACTTCATCTCTCAAACTCATACCAAATTTAGTAAGAACGTCACCAGCACCTGAATAACCATCATAGGAATTTACATATGCCTCAATAACAAAATTATCATCAAATTTTGATGATTGAACTTCTTCAATAATTGATTTTGTATTTACAAATTTACGAGGAATATATGTAACATCTAATCCATATATCTTTAATTGTTCATTAATCAGATCTTGAACTAATCTCTGCTCCGATTGTGAACCATGTAAAAAGTAAGAATTTTTTGCCATAATATCATCCTATCATATCAAGAGGAGGAGTTTCGTATTCTGTCGCCATTCTTTGTTTGATTGAATCTAAATCTCGAATTGCATCATCGTATATCTCTCTTCCATTTAATTCAATACCACCTGGTAATTTAGTTCCCCTAAATTTGATTAAATTTTGCCCCCACTGTCTCTTTATTAATGCTGTCAAATATAATTTAACAAAAGGATCATTATAAATTTGTGTGAATTCATCGGGATCCAAAGCACGAAAACAATCAATCACAATAAAGTCACCCTCTTGCTGTGCTTTCCAATCAATATCTAAATATAATCTATCTTGTCTCTGATTAAATCTTATTTGTTTTTCTGTTGTTAGTAAATGATCGATATCTTCGAGATATCTTTTTGTCATTGCATATTGCAATAAGTTAATTGAATTAAAATAATACAAATCATTTAAAAACAATTGATATTTGATACTAAACATTCCACCAGAAATTGAACTTGTATCAAATTTAAATATTCTATTTACACCAATAACGTGGTCAGGAACTGCTATAAAATTAGATGTTTCATAAAAATTACTTGTTACTGCACCATATCCACTTACAGTTTGTGTTCCAGTAGTTGTTACGATACCTACACCATCAGTTCCTTTTGCTGAACCCCTATCAATATCTTCTTGAGTAATTTTATATTTAAGGAACATTCTTTCAATACCATTATAATGACGTTCATTATAAAATTGAATGGTATCATCGACCAAATCATCAACTTGGTCATCATCAACATTTATTTCCAATACTGGTGCACCCAGTTTACGGAAACAATATTCGATTAATCCTTGTCTAGTTGATGGTTTTGCCATTATTCACCTTTAAGATTTGCTATTTGCTCTAGAAGTTCGTTTCTCTCATTTTCAAAATCATTTTTTAGAGTTTGTAATTTTGCCTCTAATAAAATGTTTTGATTTAATGCTGATGATAACTTAGAATTATATAAGTTGACGAGTACGTTAACGTCCACTTCACTATTTTGTTGCATTTAAAAAGTTCCTCCGTCTAGGGTTGAAGTCCAGTGTGGTTTATTTGTATATACCACTGTAACAGTATTAGGCACAGATGCTAAGTTCTGTATTGAACCATTATTTCCCTCTAATCGTAAATTGTTAGAAGTGTTAAATGTTCCTTCTACACCAATTAGACTTACAGAAGTAGAACCAGAAACACCAGTCTCAACAACACCAAAAGCACCTGTGGTATCTTGTTTAATTATATCACCTGCAGACGCTGTGATAGCAGTTCCAAGAACAAGTGTATTTTTTGTTATGGCAGTCAATACTTGCTTTGAAGTAGTAACTGGTGTTTGTGGATTATTGGTAGACTGTTGTAGACCCTCACTATCAAACCAAACAACACCACCTGAATTAAAGTCACCTGACTGATAATAGATACCTTTAATATCAAGGAAACCTTTTGTACCAGTAACTACACTGTTTGATATAGATGCATCAGGAACATAAGTCCATCTACGACTATCATCACCATGAGTTCCATGATTTTCTGTTCCAGCAGTGCTTGATGCAATAGAACTATCATCTAATCCAAAGAAACCATTAGTTGCGTTTGCAGTTCCTACGCCAACATTATATGTAAATCCAAGTCCACGGTCAGTATTTGTATCAGTCGCATGTACAACTGTGATTTCAGTTTGTGTGCTAATACCTGCAATTGTTGTACCTTGGAATGTAAGTGTCTTAGTCCCAGTATCAATCGCTGTAACTGTTGTAATACCACTTGCAGAAAAACTAGGATGTAAAAGAGTATCATCAACTGCAATACCTGTAACTTGGTCAACTACAACAGATGTATCACCACTATTAACTGTGACCATCACGGTTCTTGTGCTGGTTGTATCACCAACCATCATGATTGGGTCGTTAACAGTTGTTTGAGTTGAGTTAACTGTTGTCGTTGTACCATCAACTTGTAAATTACCTTTGATAATAACATCACCTTCGTTACTTAAACCATCGGGAAATGGGTCAATAAAGATTTTATTATCAGCACCAGATAGTGAAGCAATAATATTATTCTCAATTCTAATATTTCCAAGTTTAGAATTTCCACCTGCAACTACTAAATCTCCATCTACATTTACTTTGCTGCTAGTAAATCTTACATCTGCTCCAGCAAATCTTAATTCATCTGTTCCATTCTCATCATATTCAATAGTTGCATCAGAAGTTCCTGCTCCATCTGTACCTCCACCAAATCCAAGTTTGGTATCATCAGGTATCATTACCTCACCAGATCCATCAGGATTAAAAATTATATCACCATTAGTATCACTTGAAGATAAAGTATTACCGTCTAATGTTAGGTTATCTACATTCCAAAGATCTATTTTTCTATTATTGTCAAGTATAGCAACAATACCACCATCACTATTTCTAGTATTTGTTACACCATTTATAACACCAGGTGTGTGCTCCATCATTGAAGTATAGTAATGTCCTGCTATCGGATTGACATTAGTACCATCATCTCCTAAGAATACTCTATCCTTATATTGATTGACTCCACCGAACTGGCCAACACCAGTTACGTATGCCATTTCACCCCAATTCAAACTAGCAGGTTTGGCTGTACCCGATGATCGTTTGATTCTAATTATACTAGCCATTTCAGAAATTTCCTCCGTTGATGTCTAAATTCTGTGCTGCACCTGGCGTTAATTCTAAAGTCGCATCAAATTTATTGGTCGTGCCATTAAAAACAAGAACCATACCGTTTTGAAGGGTTCCTGGTATATTCACATCACTTAATTCTGCTAATGATAGGGTTTGAGCACCCGCCAGTGATGAAATCACTTTTGTGGCACCTTGCTGTCCTACTCTGACTTTTATATCTGCCATCTAGAAAATATATTCAGATCTAAAAAGTATTTATATTTACTCTGACGTTATCTTTGAGGCAAGATCATTTAGTAAAGATTTTAATTCTTTTAACTCTTTTTTCATCGCATTAAGTTCCTCTTTTTTAATATTATCTCTTTTTTTATCATTGAGATAATTTTGATAACCATTATAATCATGATTGATTATCGCTCCTGAATCTCTATCACGAAAAAGGTTCTTGTGACCTTCGACTGGGATCATTTTACTCATTTTCCTAATTTGTCATCAATTTTTTTGTTTGCATCTCTTTTAGATTGAATACCTGACCTCTCTAGATATTTGTCAAGCAAACTCTTTAATCGGTCTCTTTTTGCATTAGGCACTAGATCACCTGGACCTTTCGTTGCTATATCATCATCTCTTTTACGTATCATCTCTCTCTGAGCAGATATTTTTCTATCTTTCTTTTGTTGTTTAGATAATTTGTCAGTTGGAGGTAATCCAAGATACTGTCTTTTAGTTCTTGATTTTGATGCATCAAAACCTCCAGTGTCTGCAAATGGACCTTTAGATTTTTTTGATGCCAAATAAGCACCAGTAAGAGCACCACCTGTAAGAGCACCAGAACCAATTGCTTTAAGTGCACTTGATGCTGCTATTTTTTTAAGAATACCAGCACCCACAGGAATAGCAAGTGCTGCTACTCCTTCATTCATATCATGTTTGAATTGATTAAATGTCTTCATTATGCGAGTGCAATTGTTCTAAAATCTTTAAGACGAACAGGAACCGATTCATTCGTTGAAGTCATGACAATTTTAATAACAAATCCATTAAACTCCTCTAAATCATCAGCTGTGAACTGATATTCAGAAAATTCATCAAATCCATTTGGTGCAACAAATGCATCTGGTCTACCATCATTCAATGAACTATCAATAACTTCATCACCAATACCATCACCAGTTGAATCAACAGTCAAGTTTTTATAACCAGGAAATGGTCTATAAGTTTGTGATACTTCACTAGAATCAAAACTGAATAAACGATAGAATACTCTGAAATCT